TCCTATCTTAACAGTAGAAAGACAGTACCATGAAGATCAACGAAATCGTTAACAAGTACACCACACCAGATGACTTTATTAAGGCAGTAGAAGAACAACTACTGCTACTGGCTAAAGAACAGCCTGACTTCAGATATAGTACGTCAGATGAACCAGCAACCTGTAGATACAATGGACCAGCAACTATAACAGACCTTCTAGGAAACAAATCACTAGCTGGACCAGACTGTAAAGGTTGTATATTTGGTCAAGCACTCCAGAAGTTAGGATGGGACGATACTAGGGAGCTATCTTGTGCATCAGCTATTGACCACCTTATCCGCCTAGAGGATAATGAAAGTAGTAAACGTCTACTAATGTGGCGTTCAATACAAAGTGAACAAGATAGGGGGAAGACTTGGTCAGAGGCAGTATCTCTACTCTCAGCAAATGCACCAGCAACAGGAGAAAACAATTGAACACCAAAGTACCAACAGTATTCGATGTAGATCGTAACAGACGGACTGGTAGAACAACTAGAATGATAGTAAGGTTACTAAACGCATTCTTTACAAGTCCTGCTGAGGAACAATTTGTAGTACTATGCCATACTGGGCAGTGGGCGTCCCAACTAAAAGCTATTGTAGCTAAAATGCTAGTACCGTTAGGAGTACCATTCAACACAAAGGTACATAATGCTGCACAACATGAGATTACAGTAGACAATAGAACTATCTACTTCGTCAGCAAGCCTTATGAGGAACGATTCTTTCAGGGTAGGAAAAGAGACTCTAACAGCATCTTTTACGACAACTCCTACTACATAGAGTAATTATGCCAGCACCAACAAGACGGTCTAAAGCTGAACGTGAGATGTTCCATGAGGATCATACTAGACCGCGTACAGCAGACAACATAATCAATGTAGTGTCACTGACACCACCTAACCGTATTGCAGATAATCCATTGAAGCTAGATACATGGAATTACATCTGTAATGACCTTGCCTCACGGCAATTGCTGAGTAGTAGTTATATCATGCCAATAACCATGTTGGTAGACAGTATCTTCCAATACAACGAATATGTAGTAGTATTGGAAGACTCAGGACCAGTTACTCCTATCATGGACAAGACTGGAGAGAATGTAGTACGCTATGAAGCTAACCCTCTGTTCAGTATCGTAGCTAAACTACACTCTCAGATAATCAAACTGTGTGAGAAGTTTGGACTAGACCCTAGGGACGCTGTTTATGTCACTAACCCGGACATTAAGACTCAAGCTATTGAAGCACAAGCCACTGAGAAAAGGAAAGGAATCAACTACTTTGCGAGCTAGATTTCAACTCTCAGCAGACCCTATCTTACAACGACTTCAACTAAATGACTTAATGAAGGAGTCAGAACAAGCACTACAGCGACTAACATCCCCTGTCATCATCTTCACTCCAGAGGAACTAGAACCCAACAACAAAAGACTATTCGAGAATCAATGTAACTTTGCATACAACCCACCTGATAAACGATTTGCTAAGATAAGCTACTACTAAGGAGGATACTGTGGGGTACACATACGCTAGAGTTGTAATGTACCTAAAGTACCATGGAGTAGTATGTCCTGACGACGTACACCCTTCACGATGGCGAGCAATGATCACATTAATAGGTAACAGCTAGAAAGACAGCACGATGCAATGGGAATACTACATTTATCATACTACATACGCTCCTAACATGTCTAAAGTCATAACAGACATAGCTATGTTAGGTTTAGACGGATGGGAGTTAATAATAGTGATACAAGATAACTTAACCCATAAGTTCTACTACCACTTCAAACGTCCCAAACCTAACCCTGTCTCCGATTCGATCTGATCACTTTCCTGCCCTCTAGGACGTCCATCACGGTCAGGACGATACTTTACCCGTCCTGACCTGTCCTCGGGCCTTCTAGGGCCATCCCATGCGACGACAGAGGGTATCCTTAACCCTCAGCAAACCTCAACGCGGACCATCAAACCACTGTACAGTTCACTGAACACTGTTGAAATGTTCAGTATACACAACAATTCACTGAGAAGAGAAACAATGACTAGAGACTTAAAAACAGCAGAGTACTTCACTACTGGAGAAGTAGCAATTATCTGTAAGGTTGCTCCAAGGACAGTGCATAAATGGGTGGATTCTGGAAGACTACCAGCTACTAAACTACCTACTAGTAACCACAGACGTGTCACAAGAAAGGATTTAATTGTCTTCTTGAATGAGCATAGTTTTAATACTGATGCTGTATTGAGCAGTTTAGTTAATAATGAGCCTGATGAACTAGTAGACCCACCATTAAGCATAAAAGAACTAATAGAGAAAGACATGGAAGTAGTATTTAGTGGTAGACCGTTGAGCGAACTAACTGAATCTCAACTGGAGCTACGAAAATTAATTGATAAGATGGTAACTTTTCATCGAGGTTGATTTCCTCGCACGCCCGCGTACACGCACATACGCGGGATATTGATTTATTATATAACAACCACAATCTCAAATCATTCCGAAGGAATAGAAGTGTTATATTAGTAATCGTAGTTGTTGGATAGTTATTATTATTTACTGAGCGAAGCGAAGGAAATAATAATAACTAGACACAACGGAGATTACTAATATAACACGAACTACTACTAACTACTCAACTCTTCTTCAATTGTTCTTACTACTTTATCAATTGAATGAATAACTTGATTATTAGTAAACCTTATTACTCTGTAACCAAGTTTGTTGAGAACTTTAGTTCTGTATTTGTCTTTACGTCTAACACTAGTGAGACGATGAATACTACCGTCTACTTCTACTATTAGTCTTACTCTCCAACAGACAAAGTCTGCAATAAATCTACCACCAACAACTACTTGTGTTTGAAACTGATTGTAGTAGTGTTGTTGTAGTACTTGCCATAATAGACTCTCAGCAAGTGTCATGTTGTGCCTTAGTTGATTGGCAAACTCATACACATTGATACGTTTAACTTTACGTCTCTTGTGTTTCATAAGTAACCTCCTAACGTGCATACTAGCCCAAACTACCACCATTGTGGAAGTAATAAAAACCACAAAAGAGACACTTGACAACCCCGCAATGTTGCTCTACACTGCACCCAACGACAGCGAACGAACTGGCTGCGATTGATGACCACCCGACAACAGACTCGGAGAATTCGACTAACGCCAATTCCTGTATGCTGATTTATCGCTGAAGAGTTTTCCAACACTCAGCGAACTAGCTAGAGCAGTGGGATAAAGCCCCACGACAAATTAAACCCACTACCATTGCCGATTGGTCGATCAATCTCCTAGGACTAATCGATACGACAATGCTCTAGTGGGTTTCTTCATTTAAGGACCACTACAATGGACCAGAAGCTACAAGGTCAAATTCGTACAGCACTAGCAGCACTTGCTGGAGTGGCTGTAACACTCGGATGGACTAGTGCAGAAACTGCCGGTACTATCACTGGTATCGGAATGCTGTTAATAACCTCCCTATGGTCATGGAAATCAAAGAAATGAATACAACCGACTACGCTAAATCAGTAGTATCACGAACTGAAGGATTTGGTGATGCAGAGGGTGTAGAAAGTATCGCTACTATTATCGCAGTAGTGCTACCTATCCTCAGCCAACTACCTTGCCTAAAAGAAAAGACACCAGAACAAAAGCGAGAATGGGTTGAAGATCATCCACGACTAGCAACAGTCAACACGATGCACCAGATCAGAAAGAATGACGGTATCCACCGTCGTAAGGTATCAAGGGATCAGTACATGAAAATGTCAGAACAGATCATTAACGATTACCTGAACACGACAGATGATGATATCCGATTGATGGGCATCGAACTGTAACAAGTCATCAAATAAACCATAAAGCAACAGCCATCGCAAGGTGACTGTTGCTTTTTCCATATCTACACTTAGAAAGAACCCCAATGTTAGCTAGAAACTCTCTCCTAAACCTACTAGTATGGGTAATGATATGTTTTGCAGTATTAGCTGTACTGTCTGTATGTGGCATAGCTTGTCGTGGTGATGAAGTAAAGCCTATCTCTACACTACCAGACGTTCTATTACCAATGACTCCAGTACTGGTAGAACCAGTAAACGAAGTACCTATTCCAAAACCTACCCCTAGACCACAAGCACAGGTAATCACAAATCTACCATCTGATACATGGTTCGTATTCGAATCTAAAGAACAACTGCTAGTAACAAGTTCTCCACTAGGTCTTGTACAGGTGAAGCAGTATGACGTATCACAAATTAGTCGTAGCTTCATTGGCAAGTTCGTTGATGGTAACGGAACGCCAGATGAAGAAAGAACCTACCCTACCAATAAAGACTACAAATGGATCTATTCCATTAAAGCTAAGAAATCCGGTACTGTAGAGTTACTTCTGTACAAGCAAGGAGTAACAACAGAAGACCAGATTATTAGACAAACTCTAACAGTAATGGGGCATTCACCTAACCCACCCCCTACTCCAGATCCAATAGTTCCAGATCCAATAGTTCCAGATCCAATTGATCCTGCTCCTACGCCCGTTACTACATTCAGGGTAATATTCGTTAAAGAGTCAGGGGCTACACTTAATGCTCAACAGTCAGCTATTCCCTCAGCAAAGGTTATTCGGGACTACTTGAACGAAAAGACCACTAAAGAGAATGGTCAAGTAGGTTGGAGAGAATTCGATCCTCAGCAAATAGTTAACAACGACCAGCCGTTAATGACAAAGCTATGGATATCCGTTAGGTACGAAGACCCTGATGCTCCAGTGCTTAAAGAAAGAGTAATACCAGTACCGTGTATGGTAATTGAAGTTAACGGACACGCTACTGTTAAACCATTTCCCAACACTGTAGATGAAGCACTCTCAATACTAAAGAAAGCAGGTGGTTAACATGGCTGAATTCTACAAGGGTAGTATCCCTATTATTGACGTAGATCAACCTACAGACGCTATGACAGATATGCTACATCCTAAAGGATGTTCATTCGGTCTGATTGAACGCGACTACAATGAGTTCCCTGAACCAATGTTTGCACCTCCCGGAGATATGGTGCTTATATCAGAGTCTGAATGGGATGCTAGATACGATGAACAAGAAGAACAGCAATCTAGTTTAGAACATATGTACTTGAGTGGTCCTAATGGGACGCCAGTATTCATTAACCTAGATCAATTTGTAGACGGTTACTGCTGGAACTACTCTGTCGGGCACTCAATGATGTTCGATAGGCTAAAGCGTAATCTACCTATTGTTAGATTTAACCCACATGCCGGTGCTGCTATTATTAAGAAGGGTGCTAATCAAGGTGGTTGGTGTGGTGAAGGTGCTGCATTCGCTACTAGTGATGGTATGGCAGTAGAGGGTACTGGACCGGGACAGTTCCCTGCTGGTTCTAGAAACTTAAAGCTAGTTACTGCTGCTGTAAGAGCAGAAATGGCTAAGTATAAGATTGATGAACAGTGGGTAGACCTGACTCGACAGAAGTGGGATAGGAATATGACAGTAGCTCAGATTGCTACTGATGCTTTTAATAACATACCGGGACCGGGAGACTATAACTGGTGGAGTCACTCTGTGTGTCGTATTCGATGGGTTAGAATCGAACGTGGAGCATGGGGCCAATTGATCATTAACTCTTGGAAGGGTTGGGGAAGATTTGGACTAGGTGTACTACGTGGCAATAAAGCAGTACCTAACGGAGCATTAGGTATCCGTTCAACTACAGCATAAGGAAATCACTATGTTGCATACTATTCTACTGGTTTGTTGCTTAAACCAGTTTACTGTTACTGTAGAGAAACCAGTACAGTCATTTTCAGTACAGGTAGAAAAATCTACTGTTAAAGAAGATGACTCACTATACGTAGTTATGTTCTCAGCTTCTTACTGCGGTCCTTGTAGAGCGTATAAAGACTCAAAGAAGCCAGATAGAATTATCAATAGTGGTACGAGAGTGACCGTTGTCGATATTGATAGTGGTCAATCTTACTACAGAGGTAGAGTACCTAGATTCTGGATCTGTCGTAATAAAATTATGGTATACGAATTTCCGGAAGGTGTAATTGAACCTGAAGTAATTATACGGAAGGTTAAAGAATTGTCAGAACCTAAACCTGTAGAAGTTAAAAAAACTAGTTCAAGTGTGTACAACGGAAGACCTAACAATTCTCACACTAATCGTGAGAGTCTTATCAATCACTTGTTAAATGAAGGTATTCATAGGGGAAGACACTCAGAATCTTACCTCAGCAGTCTAAGTGACACTGATCTTGACAAACTACATTATTCAGATCATAATACAAAATAGAAAGCACACCGTGGAAATGCCAGCAGAAACAATTCTAGGTATTGTTACTGGTTTAGGTGCAGTTTTAGCAGGTGCTGTAGGGAAAATGTGGGTTGCTTTCACTTCTGAGTTGAAAGACTGCAAAGAAGATAGAAACAACCTACACAAGAAAGTAGACCAGCTACACGACTATACAGTCAATGTAGCATCTAAACTAGGTAAACTAGAAGGTCTACTCGAAGGTAAAGAAGACAAACAAGACAGTACTAAAGAGTAGTATATGAAGACTACAACAGCCCAAAAATTTGGATCACTAGGTAAGTCGTTCAAGTCACCATCTGCAGCAGCGGCGGTACTCGGTGCGGCCTTGCTCGCTTCCGGTACGACTGACGACGCGGAGACAGCATGGTCACCAGCAGCAGCTTGTTTGCTACCTGACGTGTTGCCTGTTGCTGGTACGCTATTGAGCTATGGCGGGAGTCGTCAGCTTGCGGCGGGCGGGACGGTGACGCATAGCGGGTCACTCGATGTCGGCAGTGCTTCGGACGTAAGCGATAGCGGCGGTGTCGTCACAGTTCGCCGATGGCGAAACCCGTTCATACATATTGACGCAAATACTGCACAAGGAGGTATGTGGGGATTAACTTTCAGGATTGCCGGAAACGAAAGGGCCGGGTTGAAAATCGATAATAACAGTGGCGAGGTTCGGCTGAATGTTGGTTCAGGCGGGTTCTATCCGACGATCTACTCCAACGGTGTGCAAAGGATGGTCATTAACACCGCCGGTGATACTACGTTCGCTGGAGCAATCACGGCGAGTGGCAACATCACAATAGGCAGTGCTGTGTCTGGGCAGGTCTACGGGTTGCAAATCGGGAACGGGGTTGCTGCCGGTTCTGACTTTTGCTATCTCAGACTCCCCACTAATTGGGGCAACATTGATTTTAAGTCATGGGGTAGAAGACTTGGTCTATACGGAACAGGTCTTTCACAGGTCGTGTCCCCTGCGTTTACTATTGATAGTACCGGAAGTTTTAGTGCTGCAAGTGGGTCCGCTTTCTCTGCTGAAGGCGATACGTTCATATCTCGTGCATCTGCCGGTGTATGGCGATTCGGAACTACATCGACAGGAACTGACGCTGGTATTCAATGCGGTGCCATCACGGCGAGTGGTGCAATCCAAGAAACCCCAACTCAATCAGCACTTGATCCTACAACAACAAACATACCATCAGGCAAGCGTCAGGGTTGGTACAATTCGACACTTGCCGAATTCAGAGACTGGGTTAATATCGGCGGAACCCTACTAAAATCCGCCGCATACACATAAGGAGAGTTTTGGTTATGGTAAATATCGCGTATGTCGTTCCTCGTATTGTTAGCTTTCGTCAGATCCTGAATGAGATCGTCGAAGCAAGACCAGTTCGCACACCGAATGGCGAAGCTACACAACTCAGCAAGGCTAAGCCGTCATTGGTAGTTGGTGTTGCTTACGTTGATCCGTCTGGCGAGATCAACGGTGGTGAATCGTACACGTTTGGTACAGAAGCTACCGAGCTAAAATCGGTCACTGAATTGATCACCGCTGCCGGTGTTGACGTTGTTGCTGCATGGGAAGCGGCGTTTGATGCTGCTAAAGAACTCTTTGATAAGACGAAGGACCAACCCGACAGTGCGAAAGTGACTGGCATCAAGTGGTATATGCGAGTTGATGTTGTTGAGGCAAACCTGAATCCTACAGGACCGATGGGTTTGAAGTTGGTTGTTGGATGTTACAAGGACTCAGCATTCACTAAGGTAGCGAGTTCATTCGAGATTGGATTCTTTGACTCTAAGACGATGAACCAGCGAGCAGACCAAATCAAACAGCTTGAGAGTAATATCGCTCAATTGGAAGAGATGGTAGCTGGAACTCATTTGAACCAACTCGAATTGACCGGCGATGCGTTGACCGAATCAAAGGCTCGTGCTGCTAACGATTTGATCATCAATCAAATGCAACTCGCAAAACAAGAGTCGGCATTGTCTGCTCCTCTATCGCAGGTACTCTCTGTACCGGCTGTACAAACGGCATTCAGTGCGGTTGCTTTGGCAGTGTTCACGGAACTACAAGTAAAGCTGCCGGAATGGAAAGACATTAGTGTAACCGAATTAATGAAGTTCTTCGGACCTGCGTTGACATCAGTTGTATCAGCATAATCGGAGAAGGCTATGTCAATTGTAGTAACCGGAGATATTGACTGGACTGGTGCTTTAGTGCTGTTCCTTGAAGCATTAGATGGCGGCCCTGCTGCAGACACTGATGGTTACGCCTTCACATCTTCTGGAGATATAGAATACTCTTGTACCGTAGTAGATGAACTACTTGGTACTTATAGGTGTGTAGCAGAAACCGCAAGTGGAGTTATAGCTGGTGTTGGATATATTACTGTCGCTGAAACCACTACTGCAGTAAGAATCCGATCTGAAGAACTAGTGTCAATTGACGATAGTGCTTTTGATACTATTCTTACCGCAATAGAAGGTATTACTGGGGAACAACTTGCTGCTATTACAGTAGAATCAGGAACTATCGGTAACTTTCCATCAACACTAACGGTAGGTGATAGCTACGACACTGATACAGGTTGGATCAAAATACTAATAACTGATGATGCCGGTGAACCGATTACTGGATTAGGAGACTTGCTTTTTTCTAATGCTGATGTATCATTCACTGCATTCAGACCTAACGACTCAGCAAGAATTACTGGCAACTGTGAATTTGTTGATGATGTTACTGAGACATACGTTAAGTTAACACTAACGTCTGAAGAAACCAACAAAGGACTTCCAGAATACACATATGAAGGACGACTAAAATTTGTATGGGATTCGACTAGCACAAGCTCCGATTTAGTTGACTCTAGGCAAAAAACCTATAAGACAACACCATTCAAATTTATCGCTAACCCGTAAGACTGATGATCCAAGCAACCCCCAATGCAAGATCATACTCTAAATTCTTCAAAGGTGGTAAAAGCGTACAAGAGATTCCACTACCTATTAGGGAGAAGAACAAGGTAGTCGGTTTCAAATGGGTTAAGACTAATCTAGTAGAGTTACTAAGTGATATACCAGATTATTCTCCATTTACTAACGCTGATGATTACTACTTTGATATCGCAGAGTTTGAGAAACTAACACACTTTGTAATTAACGAATGTGTGTACCCTGAAGGAACACTAGCTGGTCTACCGTTCATACCTGAACGGTGGCAGTGGGCAGTGTTCTACAATATGTTTTGTTGGAAAAGCAAAGCAGATGATACTAGGAGATACCGAGAAGTATTCATTCTAGTTCCTCGTAAGAATGGCAAGACTTCAGCATTTGGTGTTATTCCTTCTCTGTACATGGTATTCTGTGATAAGGAGCAGCGTAGTCAGAACTTCTGTTGTGCTGCTGACTTAGAACAAGCTAGTGTTAACTTTAGACACCTAGAGTACAACATCGCTAAAAATAAAAACTTCATAACTAGGTTAATAAACCATCGTGTTAAGAAGCATGAAAAGTTTTTTGAAACTAAAAACGGTAATACGTTCAAAGTACTGTCATCAATCGCCGATACAAAGCATGGGCTATCTCCTAACTTTGTATATATTGATGAGGTACACGCACACAAGGACAGTGAACTGATTGACGTTATGGTTACTGGTACTGCAGCAAGACCAGAACCTATGATCGTATACACTACTACTTCTGACTTCGATAGACCGTCTGTATGTAACGAACTTCATAATCGAGCTAAGAAGATTGCTAAAGGTGAACTAACAGCCAATACCTTCTTGCCGGTCATCTATGAAGCTGAACTTACAGATGACTACAAGAGTGAAGAAGTATGGCGTAAAGCTAACCCTAATTTTGGTATTAGTATCTACCCTCAGTATTTCCGTGATCAGATTGAGTTATGTGAATCTTCTCCAGCTAAACTGAATAGATTCCTTAGATTACATCTGAACATTAGAACTAAGACTGAAACAGTATGGATTCCATCATGGGTATGGGCTAACGGTTCTCCTACTCTTGACAAGCTGCTAACTGTTGATGAAGTTAAACAAAAACTATCAGACTTCAGTTCGTGGCATTCAATCGCCAGAACACCCGAATTCAAGCGTAGTATTGTAGATCCATACATCAAGGAATACTTAACATGGTACACATGGTACTTTGATAAATTAGATAAACTAAGGTACTCACCATGTTGGGGTGGGTATGACAATTCCTCAGCAAATGACGTAGCGTCATTCACCCTATTCTTTCCTGATGAATGTTGTGTACTACCTTGGTTTTGGGTTCCAGCAGAGTCTATTGAACGTAGGGCTAAAGAAGAACAAATACCTTACGATCGATGGTATAAAGCTGGTATCATCAACAACACACCACTGGCTAGAATATCAGAGATAGATATCTCTAATACATTAGTTGGTCCAGACGGTAATGGTGGTATCACAACCTACTTTGGTAACATTCAGAATGTAGCATTCGACCAATGGGGTATGAACTACATATACGAAATCATGAGTAACTACGGTGTTAAGGCATCGTCATACGGTCAAGGTTTTCGTGCAATGAATGAACCTTGCCGTAAACTAGAAACCATGATTACTAACAGAGAGTTCTTTCATGGTGACAACCCTGTAATGAACTGGATGATTAACAACACTATGGCTGTATCAAACAATCTAAATCAGATGCGTGTTGATAAAGCTAAGTGCAGTGACAAGGTAGACGGAATTGTATCTCTACTGATGGGTATTGGCGGGTACATCTACTCGGACAACAATACCATTAACTCTATACCGGGATTGGGCGTATAATGACATGGTTCAACTTCGGAAAGAAGAAACCGAATACTGACAGTACTGAATCATTGATTAACGCACTTGAGCGTGTAGTCACTAATGCTGCTAATTCGGCCTCAGCATTATCTGGTAGAGATCTGTTCTGGTTTATGCGTAGAGAAAAGAACTACAGCACTATTAACCGTGGACTACAGTTAAGTGCTGTATTCTGTGCCCTTAATCTATACGCATCTTCAATATCGACATTACCGAGAAATGTAATGTCGATGGATACCATTACTGGTGAAGCCTCTAACAAGGTTACGTCAGTAGAAGGTAAGCATCCTGCTATTCGTATCTTTCTAGCTTATGCTAATCGCAGTCTAAGCTCAGATGATATGATGACTCTTATCAGCAATGACGTGCTGATAGATGGCAACTTCTACGCACTGAGGGAATTCGATAGTCAAGGCAGAACATTCAATATACATTACATCCATCCTAGTAGAATCCCTAAAGGAAACATCTACTACGCTACTGGTAATGAGAAGTTTGAAGACGGAAGAGTTGTTGGTAAAGGAACATTGATCTACCGTATTGAAACTGGATCTAGTACTGGATCAAATAAACCAGATGCTATCCATGTTACTAGAGATGAAATAGTACACATTAAGAGTGCTATCTATGATCCAGAGTATAATCGTGGTGTAGGTATCATCGAGAATGCTAGTCGTTCATTCTCATTCGCAGAGAACACCGAGATCTATGGTAGTAAGTTCTATGAGAAAGGGACTAACAGTCAAACATTCCTTTCTACTGAACAAACTTTAGGTAATGTTGTTATAAAAGAACTGGAGGGATTCTTTGCTAAGAACCCCAATGCACCTCTAGAAGACGCATTCAAAACTAGAGTTCTAGACCGTGGTATGAAGCCGGTCAATGTTACTATCCCTCTAGGTCAGCTACAGTTCATCGAAACTAAAGCATTCTCAGTAGAAGATATTGCTAGGTGGTTTAGTTGCCCACCTGAACTACTGCACTCCCGTATGGGAACTAATGGTGGTGAAATAACTGCTGAAGTAGTTAACAACTTCATTCAATGGGGTATAGGACCATTCATTACTCGTATTGGAAATCAACTACGAGATGAATTACTACCTATTAGTTCTAGACTATCTTATAGTTTCGAATTTGAACGTATCTATCTGTACCGTACAGTAATCAATGAATTCTCTCAAGCTATTCGTAACTTGTTTGAAATTGGTGTACTTAACCGAATGCAGATCGGTAAGTTGATTGGTATCCATATCGATCCTAAAGATAAGCAGAATAGGCAACTGTACGTACCTACTAACTTGATGACAGTTCAGCATGGTATGGCACTGGAGAAGAAAGCAGAGACTGCTAACGAATTAATTGCTGAACAAGTCAAGAAGGCCAAACTAGATAATGAGAACTATACTTCTCCTAAAGAGATGCTAACTCTCAAGTCTCAGCAAAGCCCTACGGCAAACCCTGATTCTAAACTACTTAAAGATTCTGCTGATAAGTCACCTGATCAACAGAATGAAGATAAGAAGATCAGGACTGCTAAAAATGCTTTCAATGCTGTAGTGTTAGGTCTTGAAGATTACAGAATTAAAGTTTGTAATCAGAAGCAAGAGAAGTATAAAGACCACGATGATGATTCACTAGTAGTGAGTATTGTTGAGTGGGAAAAAGATAAGTTCTATCCACTTGTACAAAACAGTATGTCTAACTGGTCTGATATACTTTCTGAAATGTCATCCTTCAACTCAGTTGAAGATATTAACAGTAATACTTGGTTAACTTTGGTATCTGAGTGTAAGGGAGAGAAACTTGAGACTAGTACTTAACCAACACGTTCCTGAACTATCAGGCACTGGTAAACGTCTATGTACTGTAATGAATGTTGTAGACAACACCGTCTACATCTACGATTACATTCAAACATACACGCCGTGGTATGACGAAGATAAACCAGCAGAAGATACTGTATCATCAGAACAGTTCTTATCGACCATTCGTAATATGTCTGGTGATCTAACTGTTAGAATCAACAGCAAGGGTGGTGAAGTAGGTTACGCTTTATCTATCTATCAAGTACTGAGAGAGTACAAAGACAAAGTAACCACTATTGTAGATGGTTACGCATATTCTTGTGCAAGCTGGATCTTACTAGCAGGCGAAGATCGTCAGATTATGCCGGGAGGTGTTGTAATGACACATAACCCCGGAATGTATACTTACCATGATTCAGAAGAGTCTTTCGCTTCAGCATTGAATCAATGGAAAGTTAATAGAGATTCGGTAGCTGTTATTACTGCTGATCGTACAGGGCTGAAGATTGATGACGTGTACGATATGATGACTAAGCAGACATTCTTTAATGCTAAAGATGCTGTAGCCAAAGGCTTCTGTAATTCAATTAGAGACGGTAAGGCTTCTATTCCTACTGGAGTCAGTAACTATCTTCCCTCAGCAATCCGTAATGCTGTTCCAGAAGTCGTTAATACGGTTGAAGACTACTCTGATTTAATGCAGCGTACTCTACTTAGTATGTCAAAAGTCCGATCTAGTAAGATCTAAGCTATTGACAAACCCTTAGTTTTGGTTTACAATTCGTCCAATGTGTATAAAAGCAAAGCACAATAAAACACATTCTAATTCTGTCTAACAACAATGTGGAGAACATAATGCCTAAGTTGCTTGATCTTGAAAAAATGAAACCAGAAGAACTTCGCGAGAGGCGAGAAAACCTTATGAGTGTAATGAACTCGTATGGTGAACGAGTTGAGAATAAAGAGACACTAACAGTAGAAGACCGAGATAAGTGGAACAAAGCTATCCTTGAGTTTGATGAAGTAAACAACTACTACCAGACTACTGATAGCGGTCTTGCTGAACGATCAGCTAGTGCAACTGTAGGTGTTAATCTTTCTGAAGTGTCTAACTCATTGCGTAGTTTGAGTGGATCTATTAAGGTAACACCAGCATTCGAGAAAGACCCACGTTTCGGTTTTAAGACTGATAACGAATTCCTTCGCGAATGTATGAATGCTACACGCAATCCAGACAAAGCTGATCCTCGTATCATTGCTGTTGTGAATGCTGTAGGTTCGGATGAATATAGTCGTGGTAACTGGCAGTCTGCTGGTATCCTTATCCCAGAAACATTCATTGATAGAATGCTATCAATGACTCCAGAAGAGGATTTTATCACACCTCGATGTACTAGAATCCCAATGCAGACTAGTTCTGTTAAGATTCCAGCACGAGTTGATAAAGACCATTCAGCAAGTGTTACTGGCGGTACACGAGTATACCGTACCAAAGAAACCGCAACTGTTGATCGTACTAAAGATAAGTACGAAATGGTTGCAATGGAAGCTAACGAAATCGTTGGTGAAGCAGCAGCTACTAAGCAGTTGATGCGTGAATCACCTATCAGTATCCCAGCACTCATTGAAGCATCAATGAAGGCTGCAAATGTTGATAAGCGTATTGACGAACTATTGTTGGGTAACGGCAATGGTATGCCTCTTGGTGCACTCAATGCTGCTAACTTGGCACTGCTGAAAGTGGACCGAGTAACTAACCAGCGAGACAATGTTATTGTTTCTGGTATGGACGTACTTAATATCGCTAAGCGAGTATACGGTTATGACAAAGCAATCTGGATTGCTAATCACGATCTGTTTGCTATCCTCGCTACTCTGTGTATTGAGTCGCCTAACAATGCTGGTATCATTAAGCTGTTCTCTCCAGTAGAGGGCGGTAATGGTGTTATGGCTACTCTGTGGGGTCGACCAATCTTCTTCACTGAGTATTCTCCGGGTATTGCTACTAGCACAGGATCAGATATCTCTCATTGGGATGACTGTTTCTTGTCATGTATCAACTTCTCAGAAATGATCTACGGTGAACTGTATACTGAGTTCAATCGTAGTGTGCATGTTCGATTCTCAGAACGTGAAGAAGTATTCCAGTTTGTTACTGCTAATGATGCTCGTCCTTGGTGGAAGACAGTTCTTACACCTAAGCGTGGTATTACTACACGATCACCATTCGTAGCACTGGCTAACACTGATACATCTGTTGGCTAAGTTAGTTGGATCAGTAGACTAAATGAACTAGGACCATCATTAGGTTGGTCCTTCTTTCTTTTCAAACATCTTCCAATAAGGAAATGATATGTCGATTTACAAAACATCAATGGCTAGTAAGCAGTATATCAAGCCATTGGGATCAGTAACTCTTACTGCAGGTCCAGACCAACTCCATATTATCAATCTCGAAACATTCGGACAGTTGAAGCAGATGGCAGTGGTATTAGCAGGATGCACTATTACTGGTGCTGCTGTACTGACTATCTATGGTGGTACGACAACTGCTGGTGGTACACTCACAGCAATTGCTGCTATTACTATGGCTATCAGTAGTGATGAAGCTGTACTTCAGATTGATGCTGAAGATATCGGTGAAGCAATCGAACGTGCTGGACTAGGACCACAAGGTTTCAAGTCTATCGTAACTAAGATTGATGGTACTAGTACTGACAGTATCAAGGGTGTTGTTGTTGTAAACCCTATGCACATGCGTGATAACCTTACACCATCTGATGTAACGGCACTCACATAGTACATGGCTTCGGCTATGGGGACTGTATCAGTTTTCATGGGGGTTGCTGGTACAGTCTTTTACATACAAGGTTAGATTCAAATGCCACTAGTCATCGACAGAACTACTGAAGCTGATCTAACGACATTGTTTGACACGGATTTCATTCGTAGTCTAACCAAGTATCTTGGTATGGATGCTGACACCCCATCTGACGATATGCCTCTTTCAGTGAATGAATTACTGGAAGAGGCTATCTCTGCTTGTGAACAAGAGCAATGGAGATTCATTCTACCTAAAGAAGTTACACTACTTCTACCAGTAGAAGCCTGTACTGCAGACGATAAACTGATATTCCTTCCTCTAGGTGTAGCGAGTGATGTGACTATCACTTACAAAGACTTAGAGGGTGATACAGTTACATTCGATGACTTCACGCAGTATCCCGGAGAACCTATCAGACTGTATTCAGATACTTGGTTTGATATGGTTAATGACGCTGCTGAAGATCCTTATCCTATCTCAGTAGTCTACACTCCCGGCTATACAAGTTACGCTGAAGTCCCTAAGTCTACTGTAAGAGCATTAAAACTACTGGTATCCTACAACTTTGAATTCAGAGGTGTAGACGCTCCTATACCAGAAGCCTACAAACACCATCGTAACCTAGCATGGTTAAACAGTGACCGTGCTAACAAATACATTGCAGACGACTGGGCTAAGGTATCACCTAAATGACAGTCAAACGCTACAACAGAAGACTGACTTGTAAGTTCTATACACTTAGCGGAACTGTTCTATCTGAACCTACTATAGACAGTATGGGCCAGCTAACACAACAGTTCAGCCTTCACTCTAAAGGTGTATTCTCTAAAGAGAAGCCAAAAACACCTAGAGAAGTAAAAGAAGGCGATCGATCAATTAACGAACAAGAATCATTGTTGATCGGTACATGGACTAAAACACTATCTAATGTAACTCATGGGATGTACTGTTTTATTCCATCACTCAGCAAAGTCTATGCGGTACAGGGTGACGCTACTGATCCAATGGGTGATAGAAAAACCATTCATATACTGATTGTCGATAACGTAACGACAAACGTCAGTAACGAATTACCGGGTGCTCCTATCTAATGGCTAAATTCAGATCACAACTAGGGTTAAAAATCAGTCTGACTGTACCAAAGGATGTGATACCTCAGCTAGATATAATGGACAATCAATCAGTTGGGATTGCTATTAGAGAGTCATTAAGAAGTGCTGGTAGACCGGGAGCAGTAATACTTAAACAGATACTCAAAGCTGAGTTATCTAAGTCTGATCAATCAACAGGAGCAACTGAGAGAGCAGTAGACGTTAAGTATGGTAGATCTAAGAAAGACCCTAATAAGTTTTACTTAGTAATTGGTATCAACAAAACTCACTTCGAATACCACACAGTAAAGATACCTGAAGGTCAGACTACTAAACTGCGACGTGGAAGGAAGCAAAGGGGTGCTGGTCTGTTTGGTATCCAGACTAGAATGAATAAGCGAAGGAATGTTAGAGCTAAACAAGTTTTCTCTAGATACCGTGCTGCTGGTAGAATAAAAAGTCTAAATGGTGGTGGGTTCAAACGATTCCCAAAGAAGTACTTCCATTTGATAGACAACGGATTTGTGCATCGAAATGCAGGACCAGTATTAGGATACAAGTTCTTAGATAAACTAAGAGCAGCAATACAAGACTCTCTGCAGAAAATCTTCGAAGAGAGACTTAGAAACTTAATCATCCCAACTATCAAAAGAGAACTAGCAAGAAAGATTAGAAATGTTCTCAAATAAAATAGCTAAGATGATTCACGAGTTACTAGACACTCTTACTGTTCCAGCTTACTACATCGATCAGATTCCCAGCTTCGATCTTACTAAGAACAAGAATGGTTTCGTAGGATGGGACTGTGAAACTTCTAACCCAATGCACAATACTGAAGGAGTAGGGTATGTTGGCTCAGCGATAGCACTAAACTTCAAACTAACTGTTACAATCTACGGTAGTACGATGGCAGTTAGAAACTCTATTGAATCTTCAGTGTTAGACATTCTTCAACCTAAATCCAGTGGTAAAAGAATACCACTAAGATCAACTCAACTGACAGATGGGTTCGTTAGATACTTAGTGTGGTTAAGTACTGATGAATTCCCTATTCCTAAAACCGCACAATCCAATGCTGAACTATCAGCAACTGTATTAGTTTTCGATTCCTCAGTTTCAGTAGTGGAGTAACAAAATGCGTGATGCCAGTCGTATTCGTATCTATCGCCCTAACGTAGACACTGATGCAGACGGTAGTACAGACGATAATGCTAATGCAGCATACGTTTGTGTTACTGGTAATGTGTCATGGTCTGGATTCAAACGTCAAGGTGTTAAAACAACCTGTACTGAGACACCAGTGGACGGTTGGGGTAACATTATCCATACATTCCAAGCTGGTAAGTTTATCGACCTCGGTACTCTTACTATGGATGTTGATTTTGAACCAGCAACAACTGATATCATTAACTCTTGGTTCCGTCAGACTAGGACTAAGAACCTACGAGTTGACTTCCCAGCAGAGGGTAATGAGACTGCTGGACCTAAAATCACTATTCCAACATTCGCTACTGATATGACTCCTATAACCGATGCACTTGCTGAGGGTGATAATGCTAGAAGTCGTGCAACACTGGTAATGAAGTTGGCAGGTGATTGGACTATCACTAACGCAACGTAATCGAAGTAACCCCCATCTTTTAACTCCCTAAGGAAACAACCGTGATTAGACCCCCTGTAATCGAACCTGTTGGTGATAACTATGTAATCATTGAACCGCCAGCAGGAATGCTAAAGCTACTCAATGAAAGAGTAGAGCAACTGAAGAAGCTAGAATCTAAATTCGTGATGATGGACTTCTCATGTATTTGGGTTCTAGCTTGTCTTCATACTCAGCAAATTGTTGCGGGTACTCCAGAAGCAATCGTTACTCACCATTCAACTGCAGTGCAGATTGCTAGTGGTTTAGGAATTGATAACAGCGGTACATTACGAAAAGTATTTGGTGAAGTATCTGAAGAAGACTTCATTAAGATTGTTAGTGAGTTTCAGTTTAACTATCCACGTACTGTTATCGACTCAGTATTCAATAAGATTGATGAACTGTGCTTCATCACCAAGAAGAAAGTCGATGACGAAAAAAAAGACTAACTCCCGGTAGCGATGAACACTTCATTATGTTCCTCTCTACTAGATGGGGTAAACCAACATACGAAATCGAATCCCTCCCTGTAGGCGAGTTCAACAAACAGAAACTGTTTTGGGAACATTGCTCATGGGGTGGGATCGATGACATTATGGCCCTACATCATTCGTTCTATGTCAAGGCTAAGACAGGTAAGAAAGATGTAACAGTCACTGTTGTTAAACGCATGGCAATGTTCAGCAGTGCAATTAGGGTAGTAGTTGTAGAGTCGACTAAACAAATACGTAATGCCTTTATGGGTATTGCTAGTGCAATGAAAGCTAGTAGAGATGACTAAAGTAACTAATGATGCACTGGTAGTCCAGCTTGCTATGGATATGGTTGGCGATCAAGATGTATTCAACCGTATCGCCGGTATGAATAACTTTCTTGACTCAATCAATCAGAAGACTAAAGCAGCGGCAGCTTCAGACTCATTGCGTGATGAAAGAATGTCAATTGAGGGACGATACAATCCTGACATTCAGCGAGACTTAGAGATTGAGAAAGCTGTTGAATTAACCAAAAGACTCAATCTATCACTAGAAGCACAAGATGCCATACTAGGGGAAATACTTGAGAAGCACCGTAGAATGTCTGGAGATCCTAACCAGTATATCGCTGGTGATGCTCCTAACGAAACTATGGTTGCTGCTTACAAAGCTAATCTATCTTCTATAGCTGCTGACGAAGAAAAACTACTAGAAGCTAGAAAACGTGCCGCTAAAGAAACTGAACGATTAGCAGACGCAGAATTAAGCCATTCTAAACGTGCCTCTAATGAAATGGCAAGAATTAGAGAACTAAGAGCAGACGGTATCATTGATCAAAAAGGTTTCTTACTTCGTGCTAGAGCAGCAAAGAAAGAATACGATGATGCAATTGCTGCAGAAACTAAAATAGCTAATGCAAAGAAAGAAGCTGCTGACAAGCAACTAGCTCAAGATAAAGCTGACATAGCTAAACGTACTGCAGCCTTCCATAAGGAGTACCAAGACCGAGTTGCTGCTAGAAAGGCTATGATTGAAGCCAGCAGAGACGAAGCTATCGAAGCTACTCAACGTAGAGCCAGAGCAGCTATTGAAGCTACTACAGAAGCCGATAAAGAAGCTAATGCTGCTAGACAACGTGCTGTTAACATCTTACACTCATTGGAAGATGCTACTCAACGGTATACTCGTACCTCAGATGAACTGCGTACCCATCTGGCTGCAGGGGATATAACTAACGAAGAGTACACAGCAGGTCTTGAGAATATTGAACGTCGTCAACGCTCAATGGCTGGTGGTGCTAATAATGTAGCCTATGCGATTGGTAATACAGTGACAGGTCTTGAAGACTTTGTTACTGTACTGTCCATTACTGGTTTCGGTATGGAAGGCTTCTCTGCTGCTACACGCTCAGCAAGTAACAACGTAGGCCAAGCAGTTAGAAGTCTAGGCACAGCAGCGTCGGCTATTTATGCACCACTGGTATCTATCGGTATGGTACTTGCTGGGTCAACTATCCCTTATCTGTACAAATATGTGACCGGTACTGAAGATGCTGAAGAGTCTACTCGTAAATTCGAAGAGGCATTAAAATCACTACAGCGTACAGCTAACTACAATACTGAAGTTAAACTTAACCAACTAGATGCAGAACTTAGAGCCAAAGATATCCTTGGGCTAACTGACGTTGAAGATATTGATGCTAAAATCTTAGACTCAGAAAACAAGATTAAAAGACTTAATCTTGAAGCTGCTAAGATGATAGAAAACCTAGAAGCTGAAGCTGGTAAGAAGATCTTAGGCAATATCGCAGGCGGTATATCTCAGGACTTCAACCTTATTGTAGATGCACTCGGTAGTGAACTGCAGTCATTAGATGGTAGTGGAGTAGAAGTTGAGAAGAAGCTAAGAGAAGAGTGGGGTGCTGCCACTACTAGGTTCTTCGAGAATGTGACGACACTAAGTGCTGCAGAAGCTAGAACTATATTCGAAAGAGATATAGCTGATCTACAGAATGATATCCAATCAGCAGTAGACTCTCTACCGTCAAGTTCAAGAACTAAAGTACTTGATGCCGCTAATGGTTACATGAACAGCTTCATTAACTTGTACGGCATGTTTAACGATGCTGAGGTTATTGATCAGATCCAAGCTGCAGAAAAAGAACTACTAAGCCTAAGCAAAGAAGACTCTTTAGACGTACTGGAGAAGCGTAGAGACATTGAAGCGGAGATAGCTGATCTTAAACTACTACAGATCCAACGTACTGAAGCAGAAGCTAAAGTATCTTTGAAAGAAAAAGAAGAAGCAGAAGAGAATATCGAAAAAGCTAGACTAGCTAGGATGGAAGAAGAGTTAAAACTAAGAGATGAGTTAGAAGCTGCCGCTAGAGCACAAGCTGAAGCAATGCACTTAGATCAGCAGGCTATGGAAAGTGAACTTGAAAAACTCAAGATACAACAACATAGAAACAGTCTGTTAGGTGAAGAAAACGAAGCAGAACGTAAACTACTGGATCTAGCATTAAAACGCAAAGAAATCATGGAGTCTGGTTTAGCGGCACCAGATATTCTTGAAGGGTTAATGAACTCTGAGCTAGAGGCTATTGCTGCTGATCTAGAAGAGAAGATAGCTAAAGCAGAAGAACTAACCTATGCTGCTGCAGCAATGACTGAGCCGCAAGCCTATACTTCTGCTAATAGGCAAATGATGGAAGCTATGAAGAAAGACGATCCTAAACAACAGGAGATGATCGATCTTCTTAAAGCTATTAAAGACCATTTATCTGGAGCAGCAACACTACAAGTTGAGGTTATCTAATGGGACTAAAACTGATACATGGTTTTATACATGAGAAGCAGAAAGCTAAACCTGAATGGGGTAACATTACTATAACTGAAACTGTTCTTATCGAGATGGAGTCACCATCAGATAGGATTATATCTCTTATAGGACTGTTACCTTCCCATCCAGCAAGTCCTTCTGGAACTAATCCTAAAGGGCTGTCGTTTACGTTCGATACTTCACCGCATCCTGACAACTCAGCATTAGTACTTCGCCAAGCTAGTGACTTAACTCAAATACCTGACAGTGCTACTTTCTGGACTATTGAGTTAAGTTACTCTGTCTTTAGTATATCAGAACTTACTGATGGTATTGCAGGATTTGCAAATAGTAATCCTAACCCTAGGAAGCGTAAGGATCAGAGAGAGTTTATAGATCCTGAAGACAGACCTGTAGTATGGAATATGTCTACGTCTATTGTACGTAAAGAAACGTACATGCACGAGAATAATGCAGCACCTATCGTACATGCTAATGGATTGCCACTAACAGAACCGTACACATACGAAGAGACTCACGAAACACATACTTTCTCTTACAATATTCCTTTCAGTATATTTGACCACGATGACTTTGCAGATCATGTTGGTAAAGTTGACTCAGGTAACTGCCTAGCTAAAGGTGATGGTAAGATTAAGTTTGTTAGCTTTACTGCTAACGAAGAATACGAGTCTAACGGTAATGGACTTACTAAAACTGAGTACCATTATGTTAGAGTGAGTCTAAGTTTTGAATTTAATCCTAGTGGATGGGAAAACGATTACAAACTAGTATCAATGAGTACTGTTCAGTTAGTTGCTGGAGAACTAATTGCTATCAACATTAATCCAACTGAGTATGCTAAAGAACCGTGGCCGTTACTAGCTGATGGTACTGCAGCACAGTATGATGCTCTAGACCCAACTACTTTTGCGTTAGTAGATCACGGATATCCTAGGACTTCTAACTTATCAGCAGTTACTAATAGTAATCCGGGACAGGGTAAGAAAGAATTGACTATACCATGACGAAAAAACCATCTACAGCTATAGGAGCATTCTTTCCTGACGATGCAAGAACAATCAAGAAAAGAGTATTAGGTAACAACCGTAATGCTAATTACTTACAAGCACATGAAGGAGTGTTTGATAAAGGTTGGCATTACGTCATACTGCAGGAAGATCTAGCTAAAGCAAGTAATCCATTAACTGGATACACTCAAGCTCAAGCTAAAATTATATTCTATCTGGAGGGTGATAGTTCTCTAGATATGACTCAACCTGCTGTTGACGCTATAACTATTACTAACAGATCACCAGTTAGTAGTGCTAAAGCAGGAGATGTACTATTAGTTAGATTTATTATACGTGAATGGTCCCCTATCTGGCAAAGTGGTGGTGGTACATTAAGACACGGCATAGTAGTATCCAATGATGGTTGCGGATACTATACTGTTGAGTTAGGTACGTGGTCTGGTAATCTAAATACTTCTGGTGTTGGTATAGGTTCTGATTCAAGCGGAATTGACAGAAACTGTGATGTATGTTATGATGTTACTGATGAAGGTACTTCTGATTGTGCTATTGTTCTTTCTTACCCGACTTGTCCTGTAACAGGCGACGGCGAGTATGTTAGGGCTTATCATCGTGCCTCAGCATTAGTTCCGTTAGTTACTGGTTCAGCAGTTATGTTGACGGGTCAAGGTGGAGATGACCCATCTAGTACTACTGATAGTTCTGGAGCAACTGAAGACGTATGGCATATAGTTGATGGGTTACAAGAACATACAGTACAGTACATTGAAGAGTGGAGTTGCTGTGATGCTGAAGGTGAGTCTGGTGAAGAGACACTACTAACAAGAACTCCTATTATCTTTGCAGCTAAAGTATGTAGTCCTATTACATGCGGTACTTGTGAAGTCCCTTCTAGCGGTTAGGAACTACAATGGGACAACTATTTGGAAAGAAACATAAATCAATACCATGTGATTGCTGTCCTCCTGAAAGCCCTTGTAATCCTTGTCCACCCGGAACTATATACCCGTGGGCAGTAGACGTATCGTTTCCTAGTTTAGGAGTAACACAACCTGCCGGTAATGAACTAGACCCAGAAGAGGATGGACAAACTGTATTTTTATATAGAGTTGAAGGATCGTATGGAGGATACAGTTTCCAATGTACTTTTGGTGAGTGTGATGTTAGTATCTCTATTATCAGAGACAGTGATGGAGCATCTATATGTATTGGTGGTGGTGCAACTGCTATGACAGGCGCTTCTTGTCCTCCTGATCCTCTAGTACTTGTGTACACTATTGAATGTGCTGGTGGTGGTACATTAAGTGTTGTAATAACGGGGTGACATATGAAAGACTTAATGATAGTTGGTGCTTTGTCCGTACTAGTTCTATCATCTCTTGTATTTGTTAAACAAGAAAGAATTAGTCTTGTCAGTATGTTTGAATACTACGAAAAAGTCAAAGCATCACAACAGGAAGCATACGAAATAGAAAAGGCACGTAAAACTACAGAAAAGTATGAGAAGCAGTATGTCAACATTGAACATGACTAAGGAAGAAAAACTAGCCTACGCTGCTAAGGTAGTAGAAAAGCATAGCAAGAAAAGAAAGACTAAAACTATTAAAACTGTAGACAACAGAGTAGGTGATAGTGTAAGGTTGATAATAGAGAAAGAAGTAGGGTACACGATTCAGTGTGGAGACTGTTTATCGTACTTCAAATCTATTAGTGAGACTGATACTCACGATACAGTTATTAGTGGGCTACTTATCCATGCTCCTAAACCTGATTGGTGGAGAGTAAAGTACCGTAACAGACAGGCTAGGTTGGATCGATACTCAGAACTAATCGATACTGTACTGCCTAAAAATGGTAATCCAAGAATACCAGTACCGCTCATTCCTATACAACCAGTAAAAGACTCAGACTGGTATGTAGCTGTTACTACTGCTCCTAGAAAAGACCCTACAATACAGCAGTGTTTAGACTCTATTGCTAATTGTGGATGGAATCCGATTGTGTTCGCAGAACCCGGATCAGTCAACATTGAAAGCCATCATTGTATTACCAACTCAGAAAGACTAGGAGCATGGCATAATTGGTTAAAGACTATGCGAGCAGCTTTATGTACAAACGCTAAGTACATACTATCAGTTCAAGATGATAGCTTATTCCATCCCGACAGTAAGAAGTTAGTAGAGCAATTAATGTGGCCTAGCAACAACGTAGGTTTCATTAGTCTGTACACAGCAAAGCATTACTCCCAGAACCTATCAGGAGAGATGAAACCTGTAGGACTAAATAGACTAATTACATCCAGCTTGTGGGGTGCTTGTGCGTTAGTCTTCCCTAGAGACGTAGTGCAGCAAATACTGGATCATCCGTTAACTCAAAACTGGACTGGTATACCACCTAAGAACCTAACTGATAGGCAGAAACTAGACTTAATAAAGGAGAAGAAAGAAAAGCCATATCTAATCCAAAATGTAGACACATTGATAGGCCAAGTACTAAATGGTATTGGCTTAGAGATGTGGTGTATAGATCCTTCACCAGTTCAGCATATTGCTGTCTATTCGTCTATCGGACATGCAGACACTAATACTGGTAAGCGTAATTGTCTACGCTGTGCTGATCATAAAAAACCCCTAGACAGACAGGTATTCCCCTAATGAGGATATGTACTTCAATCAGTCCACGAAGGAAGGAAAGACAACAGAAGTGTATTAACTCGTGGTTAGCTCAGGGCTGTAAAGTTACTGCTATACAATCTGAAGGAGAGGCTTCTTCTCTTCAGCAAGACTACCCGCAAGTTAATTTCATAGAGACTACTTCTGTAGGTGATGTATTCAACAGACCTAAACTAGTTAGAATACGTGCAATACTTGATCAAGCTAGAAGTAGTCCTATCCTAATCCTTAACTCAGATATTGAAGTTAGACCTACTGCAATACCGTTTGACGAGATATGGAAACCGATTGAAGGTGACAATCTTCAAATGGCCATTAGATGGGATGAAGACCCTAAGACTAAATCCCTTAGCCTGTTGAAGTACGGTATTGATGCTTTCTTAATTACTCCTAAGATTGCAGAGGATCTAAATGATATTGGAATGACAATGGGATGCCCTGCATGGGATTACTGGATTCCAATACACCTACAACGTAAAGGATATCAACTACATACCAGCAAGCATTTGAGCCTATTCCATGAAACACACCAACAAAACTGGAATAGAGCAGATTTCAATATTGGTGTTGAATTACTAAAACGTCATTACAAAACCACACTCAAGGAAGCATCAGCTTTCATACTCAATGTAACAGAAAGAAACAACCTCTAGTGTCATACTCAATCTTCATTAAGACTTGGAAAGACGATGTTAAGTGGTTGCCTTATGCTTTAGAATCAATAGCTAAGTACGGCATGGGCTATGACGAAGTAGTGATTGTAACTGATCGATCATGTTTAGCTGAAGTTAAAGCACTACATGAAGTACTGAAAAAGTATAGAATAGTTGCAGTAGAAGACTGGAAAAATGGTTACATACAGCAGCAATGGATTAAACTCAGTGCTGATACTTTTGTATCTTCAGACCATGTTTTATTCGTAGATTCAGACTGTATATTCCACTCAGCATTTAATGAACAGTCTTTCATGCGAGATGGTAAACCAGTCTTACTAAAAACTAAATATGGCAATCTAGATGGAGCAGAGGTATGGAAGTCCATCACATCATCGTTTGTCGGATTCGATGTTGAATATGAGTACATGCGACGATTACCGTGGATGTACCGCACAGATTCACTAACTGCATTCAAAGAAACCTACCCACATACATTTGGTCATCTCAGTAATTTAACTACTAGAGACTTCAGCGAATTCAATGCTTTAGGTGCATTCATTGAAAAATATGAAGACGACCTATACTACATATCAGATACTGAAGTGTGGGTTCCAGAACCAGTAGCTAAGCAATACTGGTCATGGGGTGGAATCACCCCTGAGATACAAGCTGAAATAACTAAATTCTTATCTGGAGGTGTACATTGAAAATATTACCTAACAATGTAGCAGTATTGGATAAAGATACTCACATCTCAGTATGGGTTCAAGAGCATGGAACTTTAGCAATAGCTGAAACTATGTTAACACCATTCAAACAGTACATTCCACAAGACGGTACTGTAATTGATGTAGGTGCTAGTATTGGCGACCATACAGTAACCTACGCTCAGTGGGTAGGTAAAGACGGTATGGTAGCAGCATTCGAACCTAACCCTAAAGCATACGCTTGTCTTCAGCACAACACTAAAGAGTTACCTCAAGTATTGCCAGTCAAGTCAGGGCTATCAGATGTTGATGGGAAAGTAACTCTAGTTGAGTTAGATAACTCAGGTGCTACTTACTTATCTGATAGTAAGTCTAAGACTAAAGTACCTGTAACAACATTAGACTCATATGAATTCAAGTCTGTTGATTTCATAAAGATCGACGTTGAAGGATACGAAGTAAAAGTGCTGGAAGGGGCTAGGAAGACGATTGAAGAGTCTAGGCCCGTTATGTTGGTCGAAGTCAATCGCCACGCCCTAGAGCATGCTGGAACGTCTGCAGAGAGACTTTTCGAAGTCCTGGCCAAATTGGGTTACTCGATGGAGATCACCGACAATCGAATACCGTGGTCAGATCCTCAGTATGACATTATCTGTATACCAATAGAAAAACCCACTAGCCATTAAGACTAGTGGGTTGCTCAAAAGCCTAGTGCCCGGTAAGTGTACTAGGCTTTCTTCTCTAGTTCATCTGTTCTTCGATAAACAGGCATTCTTCCTCAGCTTCCAGCATCTCAGATACAAGTCTTGACTTACCGTTCTTCCTAGTTGGTTTAGTTGCTGGCTTACTAGACTTCTTAGCATCTTTAGGTGTTACATACACAAGTTCGTTAATCGCTCTAGTTGTTGCAACAAACTTTAGATTCATCTCCTGAATCTTAGCTTCCTCAGTCTTAGCCATTGGGTGAGGAATGTTACCGGGATTGTACAGGAATACCTTACTTGCTTCCAATCCCTTACTCCGATGAATTGATGATAGTCTAATACACTTCTTAACATCGCTATCATCGAAAAGACCGTCAATGAATGTAGTCATCTCTTCGATAGATTCACATTCATCAGCTATCTGTACAATGCAGTCAGCCTGATCATTAACGATAATCTGTTGTGCATCCGTATCAGACATTTTAGCAGTTAGCTTGTCGATCTCTTTTCGTCGCCATGCTTCAACACCTAGGGCTAGTTCGGTAATAGACTCGATCTTATTCTTGCCTTTACCTCTGATCTTATTAATCAGTTTGATAAGCCCTTTACCAATGTCTCGACCAACTACCTTGACATTCTTTCGTTGTTTAACTAGTCCCCATGCAATTGACATTAGTGGTGCATTAACTCTACTAACCAGCATATCCCCTTCAGTCAGTTCCATATCTGCTTCATTGACAGTATATACTTTTCCTTCAGGGTTAGTAGCACCGTAATTGATAGCATCACCAACGATCTTCTTAGCTTCCTCTACAATAGCTTTACCACAACGGTATGTGTAACTAAGAGGTAGTGTAGTGACATTCTCAATCGATTCTTGAATACTAGCAAACGATTGTGTATCAGCACCTGCAAAACCGTAGATAGCCTGATTAGGATCTCCAATGAAGATATAGGTTTCACAGTCCTGATTTAGAATTAGCTGTAACTTACCATGTGACAAGTCTTGTGCTTCATCAATCAGCATGATATCAAAGCTAGTCTTATAGCCGTATCGTGCTGGCAGATAGATCATATCGTCAAAGTCAATGTCAATTGCTTTAGCCATAAGACCTGTTTTAACTTTACTTCCTTCAGTGATGATGTACTTAACTGCTGGAGTCAGTACACTGTAGTCAGCAGTAGGTTCGTATTGTCGTGTAAGACACATCATCTTGAGAGAGTCTTCTGTAATGTCATCTTCAGTTAGCAACTGATCTTTACACATCTTGACTAGTTCTTTAACATCATCGAGAATGTCAAGCCCTTCCTTGTCTAACTCTTTGACGTTCTCGATCTTCATATACTCACAGTAGATATTAACTGTCTTCCATGCGTTAGGCTTGTTACACTTAACACCAGCAGAACGTAGAATCTTAAATCCTAGTGCATGGATAGTTGATGCTATACCGTGAGTAATGCGTTCACTTAGTTCCTCAGCAATGCTCTTATTGAAAGCAAGGAACACAACATCTTTAGTCCCGTCAATACGTTCTTTCATCCATTCCCAAATAGCAAGCTGTTCCTCTGATGGAGTGTAACGTAAATCTTCAACAATACTTCGCTTAGATACACAATAGGTCAGACCATCAACAATAGTTGTAGTCTTACCTGATCCGGCAGTAGCGTTAACAATCAATGCTTCGCAAGTTTTAGTAGTCATTGTTTCGTCTTTCTCAAAGTCTTTCACACTCAGCGACACCTTGTCGCGTCATGCAAATAATTCTACCAAAATTCCAAAGTCTAAACAGACCAAAAATAGAAAAGTTCAAAAATAAATCAGACTTGACCGAACCCCGTTTCTACCATATACTTCCGTCACCCCCATTTTTAGCTGACTAGTCAGAGCCTATCTGATGTATTTTCTGACCCACTGATAAATTAGTTAGGGGTGGATCAGAATCTGTCACTTATGGGTTCTGGCTAGTCAGCTAATTTCATTTAATCACTAGAGGAATAACGATGAAGGAAGAAACCCCTGCTAAACCTAGTCTAGAGACTGTACTGGAAGGACTGGTAGTAGAAAGCCGACTAAAGACTTGTGTTATTCAAGTTGATAGTATCGAGAAAGCTAAACTACTGCTCGACAACTTCAACGATACTAATCGTCCGCTCAGCAAATCTCAATACAAGCTATACGCTAATGAAATGCTTAGAGGTAAATGGCGATTGAATGGGGAACCATTCATCTTTGGTACTGATGATAACACTGGAGATGAATCAGCTATCTCGATGCAACATCGACTACACGGACTTATCGAAGCTATCAGTACTTACGAAAAGAACCCATCAGAGTATCCTGATGCTAACCTCGAGCTAACAGTTGCTGTAGTGTACAATGTACCAATGGATACAGCAGATACCGTCGACCTCGGTATGACTCGTAAACATGCTCACGTTATCTACCGAGATGAATTCGTTGATAAGGTTATCCCTAAAGAATGGTCTAACACTAACAGCCGTAAAGCTAAATGGTGTAATGCACTGGCAGGTGCTGCAAGACTAGTATGGTTGCGTTGTGGTGGTGCTACCGTTAGTTCAGCACCTAAGTTCGTAGTATCTGAGATGATGGACTTCATTAAGGAAGAACATACTAATCTCTGCTACTTTGTGTCTTCTATTCTCTCAGCAAGTGAAGAGGAAGGAGCAGGACTAAAGATCAGTATCCCTTACATTGCTGGTCTAACCTACATGGCATCATTAGATGCTGACGGTAACATCCATAAACCTACTATGGAAACACTGCTAGACTCGATGCTATCTATTGCTCAGAATGCTGTAACACCGGGATCTGCTGAACATGCTCTAGTAACATACTGGAACAAACTATTCAGCACACCGGGAAGTAAAGACCGTGACCTAGAAATTGTAGGTCCATTCGTTAAAGCACTTAACGCAATTATTGTAGGTGAAAAGACTACTGCTGCTAAGATTGCATTAACAAAGAAAGAACAGGAAGGCTATACAGCATTCCCACCGCTACTAGCTGGGTACGATGAAGCCTGTTTCGAATATGCTGCAGAAGTAAAAGCTAACGCTGCTAAAGCTGCAGAGGAAGCTAAAGAACAAGCACAGATTGCTAAAGAAGAAGCACGACTACAGAAAGAGAAAGACCGTGCCGCAAAAGAAGCAGCAAAGGCTATCGAAGTCGCAGCAAAGGAGAAAGAGAAGGCTAAGGCTAAAGAAGAAGTGGAAACAGCTAAATCTAAAGCCCCTGTTAAATCTGGAGTAATGTCAGCACTATCTAAGGTTGTAAAGAAACCAACTGCTGCTAATGCTGAAGTTACTGCTAAGCCTATGATTAAGCGTAAACCAGTACCTGCTGGTAAGTGATGTTGGGTATCGGCTGCATTATACTAGTGGCTTAGTCTTTCTCCACTATCGTAATGGCATAAGTTGTTTGAACGGCAACTAGACAGCGACGGACGCCCGTAACCGTCATATGGTATGATCGTCTAATAGTAGGACTCCATCTGATCAGTGGGAATGTAGGTGCAACTCCTACTCGTACCTTTTAGTTGCCTTATCTAACCTCAGAAAGCCTATATGCGATTCGAAGAAAACAACAGTACAAGAAATCTGGGTACTAAAAACAACTGTATGAAGTGTGGTATTGATTACTACCATTCAATGGGTCCATGCCCTAAATGCACTGAGAAAGCAGCAAGAGACGAAGCAAACAGTATAGTTACATGCCCTATTTGTAGGTATACTTATCGAACAATAGAGTTTCAAAATGGTTGCCCTCAATGCCTAATAAACAACAACGAAGTAAAGCAATCTTGCCTACAAATACAGGAAGGTGGTAATCACTATCAGCAAGGGACCATTCAACCTATCGAGTACATCCATGCTAACGACTTGAACTTCTTTGAGGGTAACGCTATTAAGTACGTTACTAGAAATCGTAGAAAGAAGTCAGCAGTAGAAGACTTGAAGAAAGCTATCCACTACATTCAAATACAACTCAAACTGATGCACGGTATTGATTCAAGGATGGAATACGATGCAATACCTAGGGATTGACCCCGGTAAGACAGGTGCAATATCAGTAATCGACTGGTGGGAGAAAGACACTAGACAAGGCCGAGATACTGAAGCAACAATAACTACTTGTAAGCTGGATGGTACAGAACTAGATATCTGGCAGTGGTTGAACGATAACACCGATATGTTGAATGCTGTAGCAACTATCGAGAATGTGCACTCTATGCCTCAGCAATCTTCTCAGAGTGGGTTTACATTCGGTAAGAACTTTGGATTCCTTATTGGCCTGCTAACAGCATCTAGTATACCTTACAAGTTTGTCACACCTCAAAAGTGGCAAAAAGGTATGCAGTGTATGACAAAGGGTGATAAGAACGTATCTAAAGCAGCAGCACAAAGACTTTGGCCTAGAATCAAAATGACTCATGCTATTGCAGACTCACTGTTAATAGCAGAATACGGAAGAAAATTCTTATGGCAGTAAAGACTATCTGGAACCCTGCAGAGAAAGGGTTATCAGTATCAGCACTATCCTTATTCTGGATCAACCCCGTAGCATTCGAACTGAAATACTTCCAAGGGCTAGAGCCTGTAATACCTTGGAATAAAGATATGGGGTATGGTTCTCTCATAGGTTCTGGTATTGAAGGATGGATAAAAACCAGAACTGACGAAGGAATGGCAGATTGTATTGATCGTCAGTACAAGAAAGAGATTGCTAGACACGATGAATGGGATGAAATAGGTTGGTGGACCGAACTGGCCTACGCTCAAACAAGACTATTCATTCAGCAATATAAGAATGACTTTGATAACTACGATATCACTCGTGCTGAAGAAAGAATCAAAGTCACTATTGAACTCCCTTCAGGTAGAGAGGTAACACTTGCTGGTTATCTTGACGGAAGTGGTGATGATAACATATTTGAACACAAATGTAGATCTGACTGGAATACAGAAAAGATTGCATCTGAAATCGATATGGATCTACAGTTCAACTTCTACTTGCTTCTATACTATGTGAAGTTCAGTAAGCTACCTAAGATACTTTGGTATCAACACTCACGCAGACCTAGTGGATTTGCTTACCGTGGTCCTAAGAAACGTGAAACAGAAACTAAAGAGACTCACCTGAAGAGACTGGTTAAGTACATCGAAGAGAATGTAGAAGACCACTTCTATCAATTCATTGCTAGACCTAGAATGGAACGCTTTGGGAGATTCTTGAATGTGTGTCTGTACCCTAAGCTAGAACAGTTCTTAGACTGGTACGACTACATGACTGGTAAAAAACCTTTCAAGTCGATACTAAAGCCAGAAGATGCACAGTACGGTGATGTTCATTACAACAACTTACACATGATGACACCTTACGGACTATTCAACCCTTACTTGGAAGGAAGAGATGAGGCATTTAGACATTATGCAATGACAGGTTCAACACTCGGTTTAAGAAAGATTAATAGATGAAGAAAAGACCATTACAACCTACTACTCAACTCTCAGCAAAACCCCTAACAAGACCATCACCATTTAAGTTTGCTAATACTGACTTGCCTAATACTGGTAAGTTCTTCCTAATCTATGGTGATCCGGGTGAAGGCAAGACTACTGTAGCAGCACAGTTTCCTAAACCACTATTCATCATCACAGCAGGTGAAACTGGTATTGACTCAGCTAAACGTGTAGGTGTAGCTGCTAAAGACATACCAGTAGTTAGACTAGAACCGTTGTATCCAGTTGATGAAATACCAGCTAATACTGGACACCCCGGATTTGAAGCTATCATCTCAACACTCAACTCATTTGCAGCAGGAGGACATGATAGACGAACAGTTGTTATTGATACGCTGTCAGGTGTAGAACGTATAGTAGAACAACACTGTGCGTCTATGGAATTCGCTGGTAATATGGCTGGTAGAGAAAAGGATGAATGGAACAGCTACGGTTCAGGTGTAATACGTACTGAAGCGTATTGGAACAGTGAATTCTTAGCAGCTTGTCAACGATGCGTAGTAGCAGGTTACAATGTTGTGTTACTAGCTCACTGTGCTATCATTGACGTTAAACACCCTAGTCTACCAGACTTCAAGAAGTACCAACCCGATATGGGTAAGCGTATCTTTAATACTACTAACAAAGTAGTGCAGTACGTGTTCTTCTTTGGTAGACAACCAGAATATGCTACAGATAAAAAAACTAAAAAACAGTCTGTAACATCTATGGATAGATTCGTAGGTATTGCCGCTGAAACGTGGTATACTGCTAAGAATTGGGATAACCTACAAGACCCTATCTTCTGCGGATCGTCTGCAGCAGAGACATTCAGCAACATCAATGAAAAGATCGGTATTAGTTAATGGCAAATGACTACATAGAGGTAGATGTAAGAGTAGTACCGTCTGTAGAAGCCAACCATTGTTTAATGGTCGGTACTCTATTAAAGCCGGGACAAGAAGTACTAAACTCACTAACACCTGATAAGATTGATCTTGCTCACTCAGCATTTGGTATTGGTGGTGAATCTGGTGAATTACTGGATGTTATTAAAAAGCATGTATTTTACAACAAACCTTTAGATCGAAATAATGTGATCGAAGAACTAGGTGATCTTGAATTCTACATGCAAGCACTTAGAGCTAAGTTAGGAATTACCCGCCAAGAAACACTCGAACATAATATGGAGAAACTAGCAGAAAGATACAAAAATTACGTGTACTCAGACCAAGCTGCAATCGATAGAGCAGATAAACAGTAGTAAAATTAGTAAACATGGTGGATTTCAAGAAACTTCTCAATAAAAGTAAGGTTAATACTATGGCCCCTCCTAAACCAGCAGCAAAGACTGCTAATGCTCCAGCTACTGAATCAGTATTTGCAGCAATGAAGAAACAGTCAGCACTAGCTAAGAACATGGCTAAGGCTAAGAAAGTTATAGCAGTACGTGAATTCGATGGACCTGATGGAGATTACAACTCTAATCTCTCACGTCTTAGCCACTATACTAAGGATGGGACTCTTGGTGCAGTGTTGGAGTTTAGATGCGTAGATGAAGGTGACTACGAAGGTCAGAAGATGAATATCTTCTTCTCCTTTAAGAGTAGTGATAGAGAAACTGCAACAGAAGTACAGAACCGATTCTTTGAAACACTACAACTTGTCGGTGTTAGTACTGATGTGGAAGATGATGCTCAACTTGATAAAGCTATCAAGGATATCATTGAGTCTAAATCAATTATCACTCTAAGAGTTAAATCAGGCAAGAAGCCTGGTAGTAAGTTCATCAATGTAGTTGGTCTTGCTGATGCTGCTAAGCAGATTGAAGCAACTGAATACGCTGAAGAAACTGACGATCCTGATATGGCAGCAGAAGTTGCTGCAGAAGAAGCAGTAGACGAATGGGAAGAGGAAGCTACTGAGGAAGAGGTAACAGAGGAAGCTACTGAGGAAGAGGTAACAGAGGAAGTTATTGAGGAAGAGGTAACAGAGGAAGTTATTGAAGAGGTAGAAGAAGAAACACCTGCACCACCTTCAGAATGGGTAGGTTACATCATGCTCTACAAGGGTAATGAAGTAACTGTTACTGCTGCTAATGATGAAACTATGAAGTGTACTATCGACAATGGAACAAAGAAGATTATTGTTCCATTCTCAGCACTATCAGCACCTGCAGAGTAAGAACCACTGACACCGGCAGTGACGGACAGGGCTGTTAACAGTTAACCAATCCAACGGTGTGTAGTCTGTGGCAGAATGGCGATGCCGATCTATTGATTTATGTAGGGTTCGAATCCCTACCAGACTATTCACCTACCAGCAAACTCACTGGTAGGTTTCTTCATTAAGGAAAGACTATGTTATGGTTAGAAAAGCTAGTAGAAATCCTAACTGGAAAGGTGGAGTTTGTAGTATAGAGCATGTTGATGAGTTACTTGACATGCCTGAATACTTGTCAGACAGAAAACAATTCATTGAAGATAACCATACAGTTGTCGGTGAGTGTTGGAACTGGACTAGAAGTTGTTTTACTTCTAACGGTAGAGCACGAATTAGTGTAGGAGTTAAGTCACAGTTAGCTGCTAGGGTGTCGTATGTAGCATTCAAACTAGAACCTATCGGTGACTTACTAGTTTGTCATTCTTGTGATAATGTTTTATGTGTTAATCCTGACCATTTATGGTTAGGAACTAATGCAGATAATTCTAAAGACATGGCAAATAAAGGTAGGACTAAAGATCAAGATGGTGAACTGAATGCTGCAGCTAAACTCACAAATGAATCCGTACTGAGAATACGCCATCTAATAAAATGTGGAATAACTCAAAGAGAGATAGCTAAAATATATGGTGTAAGCAACGGCACTATAAATCTAATCCATAAAAGAAAGATATGGAGGCATATTTAATGTATTCAATTGATACGGAGTGCACCGGCTTGTATTTCACTCATGGATGCCAAACATTCGCAGCAGGTATATATAATGGTGAAGACTTCGAAATGGCTCATAGATGTATCAACCCTGAAACACGTAGACGCTACATTGGTTTTGGTGATGCTGCTATAACCAATGTTAGAAATATGTTTGAATCAGAAGATTTAATTGCTATCCACAACAGTGAATTTGATATCAAGGCACTGGTAGAAGCAGGATTCTTCCACAAAGATGAACCTACTAAACCAGAATTCTGGAAGCGTATTGTCGATACCACTATACTTAGTCACTTACACCACAACACTGACGCTAGAGGACTTAAAGAACTAACACCTCAGTATCTTGATCGAGAGTACCTATCTGAGAATGTATTAGATGAACTGGTTAAGAAGTGTAGAATGTTTGTGAAGAAACGCAGACCTACATGGAGAACAGCCAGTGATAAGTGTCCTGAACTAAAGCCTCTATGGAAAGTTGCTCAACCTAGATGGCATAAGTCTGATATGTGGTTGCCGTACGAAGTCTTTATAGAATTCCCTAAACAAGAACTACTAGACTACGGTATTGATCCTGTTCAATGCGAAGAGGCAGTAGCTCAGTATCTGAAAGACGACTGCATAAACACATACGAATTAGCTGAATGCTTAATGCAGTCTGTTATCGAATCGTATGATGAAGATGTGATGACTTATCTGGAAGTAAATAACCAGATCTTGCACGTCATCTATAAGATGGAAATGCACGGTATCAACATCCATCAGCGAGAACTGAAGGAAGCTATTAACACTTGTACTGAATGGATTAAAAAACTCACTGCTGATACAGAAAGAATTGCTAGAGTAAAAGACATTACTGATAACAAGCTGAGGAAGATCCTATTTGAAGATATGGGATTAACAGCTAGTAAAGAAACCAAGTCAGGATTAGACAGTGTTGATGCTGCTACACTCATTAGCATTAAACGATCATTCAACCCTAAAGATCCTACTACTCAGCAAGCTAATGAGTTCCTGACTAAGATGATGGCACTGAGAAAGTATGAAAAGAAGCTAGGTTATCTTATCAACTTCGATAATGCTAGAATCACCAGTACTGTACATCCTAGCTTCTTTATCGTAGGTACTGACACACTCAGACTGTCAGCAAAGAACCCACCACTACAGACAGTAACTAAAGCTGTAAACCCATTCGAGGAAGAGTTCGATGATATTACTGCACTGCTAGAAAACTCGCCACCCCTTAGAGAAGTCTTCGGACCAGCAGAAGGTAGGTGGTGGTTATGTAACGACTACTCCCAACTACAGCTACGTATCTTTGCAGTAGTTACTCAAGAACAGGATATGATTGACGCATTCGCTAAAGGATGGGATGCTCATGATTACACTGCTAGAAAGATCTTTGGACTAAGTGATAAACAGGCACCAAGTAAGGGGCAGAGACGTATTGCTAAGAATGTTAACTTTGGATTTATCTTTGGTGCATCTCCTAGTAAGATTGAATCAACTGCAGGTATGTCAGGGCTGTGGGATACTGTCTGTGCTATGTTCCCTAATGCACATGACTTCATCCAGTATCAGAAAGAACTGTTAAAGAATGGTGATCCTGTTAGAACACTAGGGGGCTACCCACTTGATGTACCTATGAAAGAAGTTAAGTGGAAAGCTACTCAAGAGAAAGCAGCACATGCAGCAGTATGTTATGTAGTCCAAGGCAGCGAAGGAGAGATAGTTAAACGTGCTATGAGAATGTGTGATGACTATCTAGCATCTAACTACTCAGCAGGGCATTTGTGCCTACAGGTCCACGATGAATTAGACTTCGATATGCCAGCTAAGTTCCCTAAGAAGCATGGTTTAAGACTAAAGCAACTGATGGAAGAGGCAGCACTGCACTATGGTGTACTAGCACCTGTTGAATGTGAAATAACCACAAGACGATGGAATGAAACTAAGGAGGTGAAACTTGTATCCTAAACAAGCTAAATGGACTAACGGTAGAAGTACTAGAACAGGAACGTGGTTGTATATTAAACACAAAGATAAATTTTTAATAACACTCAACTCAGGTAGACAATTCTATACTGACTTGGATACACCCGAATGGGGTAACTGGAGCTTAGTAAGAAATGGACAATGACAACATATGCGGATTATGCTTGTGCAGGCATCGCGGTAAGTGTGGTACTCCTATTAGAAAAGACAAACCAATGAACATTAACGAACTTAAATTTAAGAAATATCCAGTACTGGATAACGGCTTCATCTGTCTTGTAGACGCTATGGGTGATGACTCTAGTATTGTACAGGCAGCAAGAGTTAGTTACGATAAAGATAAAGCTGTATGCCCTGAGTGTCAGACACATGATGGTGTTGTAGACTTAGAACAGCATGGTTGGGTTGCCTGTAAAAATGCTTGGCATACTGAAACACCATCTAAAGACAGAGCACTAATTCGTTATCTAATGTCTCACCAACACACTACACCATTTGAAATGGTAGAGATTAAGTTTATGGTGCAAGTACCTATGGACTGTTGGAGGCAGTGGATTAGACATAGGACCGCTAATGTAAATGAGTATAGTACTCGTTACACAGAAGCAATCGATATGTGTCAAACAACTGTACCTGATCAATGGAGACTACAAGCTACTGATAATAAACAAGGTAGTGATGGATTTCTTGAAGCATACCATCCCGGAACAAAGTCCAATATTGATGGAGAATTCCTCTCTAACACTGAGAAAGACTTCCATGAAGAGGCTAGATTGATCTACCAACAAAGACTTGATGCAGGTATAGCTAAAGAACAAGCCAGAAAGGATCTACCACTTAGCACATACACTAGAGCATACTGGAAATGTGATCTGCATAACATCTTCAACTTCCTACGTCTACGAATGGATTCACATGCTCAGTATGAGATCCGTAGTTACGCTAATGCTATGTACGAGATTGTCAAACAAATCGTACCTGTAGCTTGTGAAGCATTCGAAGACTATGTACTGAATGCTAAGAAGTTCAGTGCTATGGAAATGCAACTAATCCACACAATGTGGAACCTAGGTGTTAAACAGTGTGCTAAACCGGGAACAATGACTGAGCGTGAATGGTCTGAATTCCAAAAGAAAGTAGGTGCGATTTGAAACTACTACAGCACCTAAACGTAGAATTTAGAGGTACAGACAATAACATAAAGACTGAATGTTTATGGTGTGGATCTGATTCATTATCTATGGACAGTGAAGCACCACATCAGTTCTCTTGTTTCAAATGTAAAGAGAAGGGTAATGCTTTCTCTTACCTAAGAAAGTGGTATGAGTCACTGCCTCAACTAAAGAAGTCAGAAGCTGCTAATCTCTGTGATCTGAAGAAAGGTATCAAACCTCTAACACTCAGAGAGTGTGGTGTAAGATTCTATGCTGATCTGTACTGGCTACCTATCTACAATCAAAAGAACCATTTAATATCACTACATAAGTACGTTCCAAATACCAACATTGTATACGGCAGTCCTAAACCAACTGCACTTACAGTTGTTGGTATGCAAAATCTAGGCAAGTCTGATACTATCTGGGTAGCTGAAGGATGGTGGGATTATTTTACTATCTATCCTCAGATGAAAGATACAGGTATTGATCTACTGGCTACTTGTGGATCGTACTTCAACTCAGCACACTTGTCTGTATTGAAAGACAAACATATTGTGTTGTTGTATGACAATGATACTGCGGGGAAAGACGGTATTGATTACGTTGCCCGCAATGTTAAGAGTAACACTATTCCACACCTCAGCTTATCTTATCTCGATTGGGGTAAGATAACACTACCTTCAGGACAACTAGAATCTGGTTTTGATGTTCGTGACCTTCACCTAGCTTTCTCAGAAAGGTAGCTATGTTAACCATACTAAAGATCCTACCTAGAGTTAAAGGTATACAAAAACAAGCTCTTGTTAGGTGTGTATGTACCAAAGAATACACCATCAGATACGCAGACGCTATTAGAGCTAAAAGTTGTGGTTGTCTTAGATCTGAAGGTGCTAAAGGTGTCAACAAGAAACACGGACTACGAGGGCATGAACTGTACGGCACATGGCGGCAAATGATGCAGCGATGCTACAATGAGAACCATAAGCAATACGGTGGGTACGGTGGGCGTGGTATTTCTGTTTATGATAAGTGGCATAACGTCTTCATCTTCATTGAAGATATTGAACGTATACTAGGAGTAAAAACTGCTGATGAAACATTAGACCGCAAAGATAACGACGGTAACTACGAACCAGACAACGTAAAATGGTCTAGTAGGACTGAACAGAATAGAAACAGAAGAGATAATCTACAAATAGAAATTGATGGAGTTACCTTATGCCCATCTGAGTGGGCTGAAAGAACTGGTATCCCTAGAAACACTATTGTAGACAGGTACAAAGTACAAGGACTTAGAGGTTCAGCACTGCTACGTGGTCAACGAAAGACTAAACAATGAGTAATCTAGTAGAATTGATTAACGCTTCGTTAACTCAGATCGACATGGAGGAAATCAGTGTAATTAAAGCTAGACACTGTACTGACTTCGATGAACTAATGAAGATCTATCGTCAAGACATGATGGTGACAGAGTCTTTCGAGGACAGTGTTGCTATTTGTCTCGCTATTCACATTGCAGTTAAACTAGGAGATGAGCCTTTATGGATGTACTTGGTTGGTGCTCCGTCGAGTGGTAAGTCAACTATCTGTGAGTTACTATGTTCCGATGAGCATCATACAAGAGCATTAAGTAAGTTCACAGGGTTGATTAGCGGTAGTAGACAAGGACAACATCTGATACCATTCTTACAGAATAAGTGCCTAATCATAAAAGACGGTACTTTGATGTTAGAATCTACACCTCAGCAACTAGCTAACGTATACGGTGAGTTACGTGACGTATTCGATTCATCTATTGAAGTTAAGTACCGTAACGGGGTATCAGCTAGTTTTTCTAACATATCATTCGGTATGATCATCGGTATTACAGAAAGAGTCTATGCCCTAAACATGGCAGCATTAGGAGAACGCTTTCTACATTGCAGATTAGAGACAACTCGTGAGACAGAAACAGAACGTAACGCTAAGGCTATTAGACGCATCTTATCCGGGTGTAAGTTGTCTGTGGCAGAAGGAAATGATGAAGGTGACAGCAGATCATTCCCTAAACAAAGACAGCATACGGCAGGGTTCATCAATCATTTACATTCCAGACTCCAGAACGAGGATATTATCCGGCCTAGTTTCACAGATGAAGACTGCTTACTAATACAAGCACTGGCTGATGTTGTAGCTTGTAGTCGAGCATCAGCACCGCGTAAACACGACAGAGAAGAGATAACCTACGACAGCAGACCAGAAGCCTCTACCCGTCTTTGCAAGCTGTTTACAAAGTTAGCTTTATGCCTCTGTTATGTATACGGTTCATCTAAGATTAGTGATAAGGTCAAGAAACGTCTGGTTAAGGTGGCAATCGACACTGCCCACGGTCGCCAATTTGAAATTCTCAAGGCTGTTTGTCTCTCTCAGCAAGGCTTGAACCGGCAAGCGGTGGCAGTCTCAACAAATGTGCCTCTTGAAACTCTCACCCGTAAAATTGAAGATCTGAAATCTATGAAAGTGATCTTGCAAGACAAAGAGCAAGAACGTAGAATGTCCGGTCGAAGAAATCATGTGTTGACCTGCCCAACTTGGGTGACAAATGCGTTTCGAAGAACCTTCAAATTTGTAAGAACTATGGATAAGTAACATGGTTAGTATACACGAGTTAAACAGAAGGATTGACTATGATCCACTAACTGGGCTGATAAAATGGAAGATACCAACACATAAAAACTGTACTAAAGGTTGGTTCAAAGGTCACATCAGTGCTGGTTACTACAAAATAACTATACATGGAACTGAGTACAGTGTGTCTAACATAGCTTGGGCACTATCTTTTGGTTATTGGTGTGAAGATGGTGTAATTGACCACGTAGACGGTAACACTGAAAACAACAAGCTGAGTAATTTGAGACTCACAACTACTCACGGTAACATGCGTAACAGGAAACTACCAACCAACAACTCAACAGGAGTACATGGCGTATACTTTGTTAAAAGAACCAACAAGTACAAAGCTGGTATCGTAGTAAATAATAAGTACATCCATCTTGGTTACTTTACTTCTTTAGATGCTGCTGCAACAGCTAGACATGAAGCCGAAAGCAAGTACGGATTCCACGTCAACCACGGCAGATCAGTGTAGCAGACGAACATTCAAAGCTCAGAGAGAACTACAGAAATGACAATGACTGTACAACAATACCTACGTAAAGTAGAAGGACTACCAGATTCTTGGTGCTACGGTATGTACTATGTGGGAGGCCAAGCTAGTGATGGAGGTCATTACAAATACTTACGTAATGATGGTAAACCATTTACATCTATGCAACGTAATACACTAGACGCTGGTGGAGGTACATACTTCCTAACTCAGCAAGACGCACAAGACTGTTTGGATAGATACAATGCCGCCACGAATGCCTCGAATCAAGATACCAAAACCTAAACCAGATAACCCAATAGCCGTTACACGTAGAAAGAACAACGAAAGACTAAGAGAACTAACACTAATAAGAGATGAATTCATCTGCCAACAATGCCAAGAAGTATTCAATGAACACAAACTAGAATGTGATCATATTGTACCTCTTAGTCATGGTGGTAGAGACGATCTTACTAACACTCAAACAATGTGCATTCCTTGCCACTTAGAAAAGACAGATAAGGAGATAGTTCGTTATGCAAAAGAAGATTCAGCTAACCAAGTGTGATATGACTATTCAACGTGAGAATGGTCAACGTGAACGGTTCATGTGTAACGATGAAGAAGAATTCACTATCAGATGCTACAAGTTCTTTTTGACTATCTGGAAACCAAAGAGCAAAAGAATGCGTGATGCACTGCTGAAAGAACTAACTGCTAAATTAGCATCATTCAATAAAGAATACGCATTCAACATCTGTGGTATTACAGTATCCCCAACAATGCACTTCATTCATCAGTGAGACTATGACTAGAATCAATGTTGGTGTTCATCCTAGAACGCATCACTTCCAAAGGCTTCTCACTACTCAGCAAGGATTGAAAGACAATGTCAACAGTTAAAGAACCACGACCACTACACTACACATTCCATCAACAACCTAACGGTAACGGAATGAATCGTGAAATGTATCGTGCTGGTATGAAATGGTCAGAAGAGTACAAAGAAACTAAACGTAGAGTTAAACACATTGCTCTACCACATAGGATCAAGAGAACTGTACTTCATTTTATGGCTAAAGTTAGGAGACTGCTACGTGGGAAAACCAACACACCTCAAACCTAACGAATGGGAAGTACTATCAGTTAATTGGAGCAAAGAAGACAAGCACTATTGTGTAGAAGTAACTAACTTTATCAAAGTAAGATACATATACAGCCCTTACAAACACGTAGTAGGTAGAGTACTCCACTTACCTAAACTCGATTAAGAAAGACAAGTGATGGAAGACAAACTACAAATACTATCAACATCAGTAGGAATTCTCACATTCTTACTAATCTTTGTACTGTCTAAATGGACAGCAACACGAAGAGAAGTAGAACTAATCACAGAGCATAATGCTGTAAGAAATCGTCTCATCGAGCAGCATTCGTATCAAGAAGGTCAGCTACGTACCGTTGAACGACTTGTTTCAATGCAAGAAGATATGCTAGAAATGAGACGTAACTTCAATAACTACCTACTAGATATCCTACTGCTGACACTTGAAGGAGAAGACATTAAACCTTATCTTGATCTAGTTAAAGACTCAATTAAAGAGTTTAGCGAAGACGAAGACTAACTAATTGCTCAACAACTTTACTTACTTATGTTGTAGTAAGTACTCTCAACCCTCAGTAAAGGTCATTACAGTGTCGAAGAACTTTGTAGTATCACCAAACTATCGTAATCGATCATCAGCATTCGGTTGGTTAGTACGTCGCTATGATGAACCAATTCAAAAGGCAGTAGCTTGTGAGAAAGTTACCTGCAAGAATGTAGTATTTGAAGAATCTAACCGATATGAAAGAGGATTTGGTTGTAATACTGTAGCAGTGTGTGAAGAGGTGCAGGTACGGTGTCCAGAGACAGTTACCGACCTCCCTAATGCTCCTATCTCGACTAATGGAGACTACAAAGTAGCTAAGTTTGACGGACTGAACATCTGTCGTACAACTCCAGTTGCTAAAGCTGATAAGATGGAACTACTCCACAACGGTCACATGTACTTCCTAGGTGAAACTACTGATCTTACACCAGAATCTGATTCTAACCCTTCCCCATTCCAACACCCTAACACAAGTGCCAGTTCTGGAATGGGAATCCCTAAACACTAACGCTCAACTAATCTAGCTCAAGTACTAGGGTAGGCATTCACAAAGTGCCTACCCTTTCTTCATAGAAAGACTTCACATGAGACTCACTGATACAGTAGCTAAGTTTATCTTCAACTCAATGCGACTAGCAAGCATTATGGGTGGTAAGACGAACATCAGAGAACAATCAGCAACAGTCAACGACTACATACAGTGTCCTCATCCTCAGCAAAGGCTTACTGTACTAAGCAGTCTAGGAGTAGGCGATGTACTGGAACCAGTAACAGAATCGGTATACATATTCGATGGTGGTAGAGAACCAATGTCCTTCAGAGATAAAATACTGATCTACACTATCTCTTCATCCAATCCTACTCACTACCTACCTCTAGTAACGGAGCCACATAACTCAGAGTATCCTAAAACAACCATCATCTTACTACGTTACCAGTCAAGTACAATAGACTTCGACCTCAGCAAGATCGTATCCGTAATGTGTGTTAAAGATCACCTAGGATTGTGTGGTCTACTGACAGGATTCAGACTGCTAGGCAACATCAAAGACAAGATGTAAAGTAGTGCCCATTTTCTTTCCAAAAAAGCGTATAGGGGATTGGTGGGGCTATAGAGCGGGAGACTGTTCTATAGAACTATCAATCCCTTTTTCTATTAGCTACAAACAGACAGCTAACACTAGCTCACCACTTTTTATACACTACCTAGCTGGTCGTGATTACTTAAATACGACTCAGTTAGTGGGTGATAGTTAATGAATACCCACTAACTAGGTGATATTTCCCGCTATCACCTGAACGATTGTGTATCATCGTTTAGATAACACTCAACCCGCTAACTGTCTCTTTCTAGTAGCACCGTCTACAATCGCATAGGATAGGCCAACAACGTCTTCAAATTGTTGGTGAGTACAATTCCACGTTCCACAAAACTGTGCGTCAGAATTGATCCTGTGCGATCCGGTCACAATGTCCGGATACTCTAGATTTGTCCTGTGAACTCCCTGATCCGGTCACAATGTCCGGATACTTGTCCGGACGAGCAACACACCGCACGATCCATCAACCGCCCTGCAGACTGTCTCAACACTCAGCAAGATCCATTGCCGGTCAAACCATCGTCAGCCGACAACGCCTCAACCAATACACTACTGACCGGATGATATTTAACCCCCACCAACTTAGTAGGTGATATTTGTTTATGGTACACGTAGGTTCAAAATTTTGGTACGTGGTTCTAGTTGTTCCAGAAACGACGAAAGCCTAGACCACGTTCCGCGATTGGAGCATGGTCTAGGCTTTAATAGTTTGCTGATTGTCGGATCGATTAGAGCGTATGCCGCTGGTGTCTCATTGTCTTTAACCAGTATGCGACCACGTTCCTCGGTTGGCATCCTTTTGGGTATAGCCGTCGATTACTCAACAACTCTACTGCCCTACCAATGTCTAATGCTGAATTCTCCCGTCTAGCTCTCATACTCGCCATGCAAAGCAGCTTATACCCTTTTGACCGTTGCCCAGAATGGTATCTTGAGCCGAGAATGTAACAGGCGAACAAATATCCTAGTTCTATCATCTTTCTTTCCCTTCACTGAGTGTTGAGCAATCATAAACAATCCCCGATCAGTATTAGTGATCGGGGATAGTGGCAAGTGTAATCCCGTCAAATGACCGTTACACGTTCAAACTGTATTCAACATACTAAAGGCTGAGCTCTTCCTGTTCCCATGACTTGCGAAGTTTTGCTTTCTGAGTGTTTCGCGTTCCTGATTCCTGTAAGAATGGAAACTTCTCTGCAGCTTTTTCGTCAGCCCAAACTTCAACGTCTTTCTTGATTTTAGCCAGTGACTTCATGAAGTCAACACTCGCTTCGGCTTTTGCTCGCATAGCGGCACGATACTCACTGCGAAGCATGGTGATACACTGCCGTACGTTCGCCAAAGTGAATCCTGTACGCTGACAGAGACTTTCCCACGTTCCACCAGCTTTCTGTTCAGCCAGGTATTCCTCAAGATAAGTCTCGGCAGAAAACTTCTTAGGTCCACGAGTAGGAGCAGCAACAGGGGTTTCAACCGGAACAGTCTGAACTGCAGCTTCAACAGACTTCTGAACAGAAGCACTAGGGGCTTTCTTCGCCATGATAACACGCTCTTTCTTAACAACTAACCACACTTGAAACAGTCTGCCTCTCACCATGAGAGACAAACAACTAACACTGAGACAGCAGCATATAGGCGACACAAACAAGTGTCAACCAATAACACTGGGATCGTGAATAATTTCTTTATCATCTTTCTTGAACAGGAAGACAGTAACATCAGAGGACAATACCTTACGTCTTCCAGCTACTTTCTTAAACTTCTCAACAGCTAACTGTTGAGCGTGGTAGCTGGTATCCGAGTCAACGCATACAACCTGATCTTTCCAATAACAATTGTATTGATTCAATTCACACCTTCACTATCGTCCGAGAAAAACAGAAAAGCAAACACACCGAGGATGAACAACAAGCAGACAAACTGGGGGAACGTGTATTTCAAAACTAGCTCAGTGTCAGACTTCAATAACATCGGCAACAGTTCGTTTGGATTCATCAGCATAGCTCAATACTCCTATCAATGCAGCTTCGATTCTGTTCTCAACATCATTACCCACAAGACGTATGCCGATGATAACAGGATTACCCTGTTCAGCAAAAGACATATCAACGCGATCCGTCCTAGATGGACCATCCGAATTGGTCACCATTTTTTGCCTAATTCGATTCACCATAGCCACACTCCTCCCCTA